AAATGATTTCTTTGCTCTACCTCGTTTCCTTGAGCCGAAGCTCACTTTTGATGAACTCCCAGTCTTGACTTTCGCCATCTTGATTATATATTTTAACTATTATTGATTCATCTCTAATCTGCTGACATAACATTGCAGTTCCTCCTGCCATAGCTAACTGCTCTAAAAAAACCATCTGATCCGAAGAGAGTCTGTCACCGATAGCTTTTATCTCGCAGCAAACAAAGTGACCATACTTCTTACTATAACCTATGATGTCAGGAACTCCTTTCCTTCCTATAAATGCTCTACCTCTAACTGCAAGGTTATTATTTCTCCATACTTCATTGCCATTATCCTTTAGATAATCCATCATCATCTTCGTTAAATCACTTGCAGATATGTAGGCCATGTACCAAAATTACAATATATTATTAATATATTGTCAGTACCACCTTATAAGTTCTTCTGTTGGCATCTTAACATACTTGATTCCATCCTTTACTTTTATCTCACCTATTCGCCAGTATCTCCTTGCTTTAACCCTTAAAAACTCTGCTCTTATAAATACTATTCTATCTCTTAAATCAAGGTTAAATGCAAAGAACTCTGCTCTTGTATCACTAATGCCACTAGGTTGGCCATCGTTCTCGTACTCAAGTAGGAAGTACTTTTTCTTTAGTGCTTCTGTTTGATGAATAACAATAACCTTGGTGCTCTTGGCGAATAGCTTAATAGCTTGGTAAGTTCCATCCTTAGCCTTGGCTTCTTCTATCTCAAACTTTCTCCTGTTTCTATATCCCTTGGCCATGCTTTAATTGTTATTGATTCTCTAATCTCAAAGTAATCTGCATCGTTTAAATCAGATAGTAAAAGGATTTTTAGTACTTGTATATCTGCATAGTCTAGCTTCATCTTTTGTTCACCAAGCTTAATTAAAAATTCATCACCCATATCTTTAATTGATCCTGCTTCTTGGCCTTGTAGATAATCAGCCCATTCGCTATTGTTAGAATATAAACATATTGTCTTATCATCTTCATACTTTATGTCGTAGTCATGCTCTAGCCCTTCACCCCAATTATTACTTACATATACTTGTTTCATTTTAATTTGTTTCTTTGTTGGTTAGTTAATGTTGGTTTAAGTATTTTCTCTTTACCCTTATCTGACATATACAAGCTATTGGTAATATGGGCAAACTCTTTCTTGTCTTTAGGTGTTAAGTCTGGATGCGTATTTATTCTATAAATCACATCTTGCATTGGTATAAATGTTTCGTTAATCATTATTAAATTCTTTATTAAACCATTTTGCAAAACCAAAATCATCCCCTACGCTATTTGCTTTTTGATAACCAGCAATATAAGCATCTTTTAAATCGTTTTTTTCACTACCTAATAGGCTTTCTTTATTAGTTTCAAGCCATTGATGAATGACTTGCTTGTCTTTAAGTGAATCTAATCTTTCATAAATTTCATTTAGAATAGTACTCATAGTTTTATTTTTTTGTTTATTGGTAATCTTCAAATTTCATTGTTTCAGGTAAAAATCTTAATGCGATATTTTTGGTTGATCCGTGGCGATTCTTCTCAACCTTACAAACCACTAAGTCATTAGGCGAATACTCTTTGCCACCAATCTCAATAGCTTCTGTCATCTCGTAGTAATGTGGTCGCATAAGCATAATAACTGCATCAGCATCTTGTTCAATAGAACCTGATTCTCTAAGGTCAGATAACTGAGGCATCTTATCTCCTCGTTCCTCTACTCTACGAGATAATTGAGATAGGGCGATAATAGGTACTTCCAACTCTTTGGCAAGGGCTTTTAGGCTTCTACTGATGTAGCTAACCTCTTGTTCCCTGTTTTGGTTTGATTTGCCTGTACCACTCATAAGTTGGAGGTAGTCGATAAAGATTACCTTGATTCCATACTTTTGCTTTAAGATGGTGGCTTTTGCTCGGAGTTGGGTTACACTTATACCGCCCATATCTTCAATATGTATGGGGGAAGTTAATAGTAAGTCATCTGTCTTTAGTAAAACCTTTCTTTGTGTAGCATCCAAAGTATTCATTCTAAGCCATTTTAAGGGCAGTTGTGAGCCGATTGACTCTAACCTTTCAACTAACTGTTCGGAGCTCATTTCAAGGCTAAAAACGGCCACAGGAACGCTATCTAAACAAGCTAGTTGGTAGATACTAGAAAGCATAAAGGCAGTCTTACCCATCCCTGGTCTTGCAGCTACAATTACTAAGTCAGGCTTAACCCATCCGCATAGGGTGTTGTTTAGCTCATTAAAACCTGTGTTATAGCCCAATAAACCACCTTTTTGAGCCATATCACGAGAATAATTGATTGATAAAATAATATCTTCCATCATCTTCTCATAGATATTACCAAACTCTTGTAGCTGAATGAGTTTTTTGGATACCTCAGCCATGAAGTCTATCGTTCCCTCTTCACCATTGGTCGCCCCAACCACAAGCTCTCCACCCAGCACCACCAACATTCTACGCTTATAAAGCTCTATTATTAACTCTATATGGGCTTCTAGGTGAGCAGTTGATACCACATCTTTAGTTAACTCAGAAAGGTAGTAGGCATTTACTTGATCCGTTTGTTTAGCATCTACGATTCGTTGGTAGAGTGTAGTAATATCTATTGGGATATTCTTATCGTACATCTCTCTAATCGTTCTAAATACAAGCTTATGCTTATAATCGTAGAATATATCCTCTTTTAAGTAGTTGATTACTAATGACAAAGATTTTTTGTCAATTAATAACGAGCCTAGGATATTGCGTTCAATCTCTGTGTTTTTAGGTAGGTCAATGACTTGCATTACTTTAGTTTTATTTTGGTGTTTTGTGTTGCTACTGGTTCAAAGTTTTTAGAGTTTTTAACCCATGTAGCTATTCTTCTACTTATGTCAAAGAATTTTTGGTCTTGGAATCTCATTTTTCCTTTTGCATCTTCTTCTGTCCAGTAAGATAAAAAAGAATCATATTGGTTACCTAGTTTATCCTTTAGTTCATCTACTCTAGAAACAAAAGATTGTTTGTCGTTATATATCTTATTAGGTATTATATCTATATTATTAATAACTATATTATTATGTGCCAGTTTTTCGGCTGAGGGGTTAGCCGATTTTCTGGCTGAGGTGGGTTTGTTTTCTGACCTAGGTATCTCTATGTTAATTACGAGTGATCTAAAGTCAAAATCACCATTATCTTTTAGTTTAATAATCCTACCAAGTATTTTCATATCCTCAAGCTTCTTAAGGTGGTCTTTAATCGTAGATTCACCACAATCTAAACACTCACCTAAATACCTGTTTGATGCGAAGCAATAGCCTCTTTCGTTACTTAAATTAGATATTAAAGCTATTAACAACTTCTGCTTATCTGTAAGCACCTTGCTTAATAAAACCTGTGCAGGAAGGACTGCAAACCAATTATGATTCATAAAAATAAAAAAAGGGCTTCAGACTTACAGGAAATGCGACTTCCTGTTCATCTTCCGCCCAATAAACTCTTTTTTGTAATGTCGCATATTACAGAGCAAATATACTAAACTTCCTTAGATATCCTAAAAACTACTCTCCTGTTATCCACTATAAAACGCTTACGAGCAACAGGGTTAAGCGATTCTCGAATGACCTGTGATGCTATCTTTGTCTTACGACTAGCCGCTGCTGCTGACTTAAATAGCACCTCTTCCATAGTGTCAGTATAAACCATTCTAATTGGAATAGAGTTCTCTAATCCTTTAATCTCATTCGGCATCTGGTTTCGGTTTAAAGTGGTTTTTTAGGCCCTTGATAAATGATTGGTTTGTTTCATGGAACTCCCTTTTAGAAAAATAATTCTCATCTACCTTGCCGCCATCCATTTCATTTGGGTAAACGAGTATGTCATCATCGTAAAAGTTACGCACTCTTCCTGTATCGTAACACACGACTTTCCATATGGTGTTAGTATCTCCTCCGTAATCAATCCATGCGATTGCTTTTCCATAGCCTAGTGGGGTTAATACATCTATTGTTTGTTCTAATTGTAGTATCAAAATAATCGTTT